TTGGAAGCAAGAACTTCCAGCTGGATACTTAAAATCAACTTTTTAAAATAACTAAATAGACAATAAAGAAATAATTGACCCGTAAACTAAGGAGAAATCCATGGCATTTCAGCTATCACCTGGAATAAATGTATCAGAAATTGACCTGACTACAGTTGTTCCTTCTATTGCTACCTCAATTGGTGGCATTGCTGGATATTTCAATTGGGGTCCAGTTAGTGAAGTCATTACCATTTCTGATGAGGTTCGCCTTGTTGATGAATTTGGTAAACCAGACAATGATAATTATGAATACTGGTTCTCAGCTGCAAACTTTCTAGCATATGCAAATAATTTAAAAGTCGTTCGTGCGGCAAATACTACATCAACCTTCAATGCTACTGCAAACGGTGTTGGTGTTCTTATTAAAAACGAAAATGATTATGTATCAAATTGGGAAGCTTCAGCTAACACATCTCTTGGTCCATTTGGTGCTCGTTGTCCTGGCGATTATGGTAATACATTAAGAATTTCTATTTGTCCAAGTACGCAAGCATTTTCTGCTAACTTAACAAGTACCGATTCATTAAGAGCAAATGCTGTTACCTCCGGTGCCACAGTAATCAATGTTAACGGTAGTGCAAATGCTGCTGCTAATTTGGTTGCAGGAGATTTGGTTTCCGTTGATGGTGGTTCTAGCTATATTCGTGTTGCCTCTGTTAACGCAACAGCAATTGTTACAGCTACTGCTGTAGGAACAGTTGTTGTAGGTACAGCAATCTTACGCAAATGGCAATATGCTGACCAGTTTGGTGTTGCACCAGGAACATCTGATTATGTGTCAGATAATAATGGTAGCGGCGATGAATTGCATGTTATTGTTATAGATGAAGATGGTACTTTTTCAGGAGTTGCAAATACTGTCCTAGAAAAATATGCTTTCGTATCAAAAGCATCTGATGCCTTAACAAATGATGGATCATCTAACTTCTATAAAACAGTTATTAATAATAAATCACGATATATTTGGTGGTTAAATCATCAACCAGGTTCTTCAAATTGGGGAACAAATTCTGTATCTAAAACATATACCAATATTAATGCACCGTTCTCAGCATCTATGGCTGGTGGTACAGATGGTACAATTGGCAATACAGAAATTCTAGCTGCATATAATTATTTTGCAAACGCTGATGCAGTTGATGTTTCTTTGTTGATTTCAGGACCAGGAAATGCAACAGTAGCTGCAAGCTTAATATCACTGGTTGAATCTCGCAAAGATTGTATGGTGTTTTTATCACCACCAAAAGTATCTGTTGTTAATAATGCGGCCGCAGAATCAGCAGCTGTTATTTCATTCCGTTCAGGATTAACAAGTTCGTCATATGCTGTTTTGGATTGTGGTTACAAATATCAATATGACAAGTATAACGACCTGTATCGTTATTTGCCATTGAATGCCGATGTTGCTGGTGTTTGTGCTCGTACCGATCTTGAGCGTGATCCTTGGTTCTCACCTGGCGGTTTAAATCGTGGCGTTATTAAAAATGTTATTAAACTAGCATGGAATCCAACAAAAACAGAGCGTGATAACATGTATGTTCTGGGTATTAATCCTGTTGTTACATTCCAAGGCGAGGGTACAATTCTTTTTGGCGATAAAACTCTCTTGAATCGTCCATCAGCATTTGATCGTATTAATGTCCGCCGTTTGTTTATTGTCCTTGAAAAGACTATTGCTCGTGCAGCTCGCACCACAATTTTTGAATTCAATGATCAATTCACCCGTGCTCAATTTGTTAATCTGGTTGAACCTTTCTTGCGTGATGTTCAAGGTCGCCGTGGTCTTACTGACTTCCGTGTTGTATGTGATACTACAAATAACACTCCTGTCATTATTGATCGCAATGAATTTGTTGGTGATATCTACATTAAGCCAACACGCTCAGTTAATTTCATTCAGTTGAACTTTGTTGCAGTCAGAACTGGTGTCAGTTTTGATGAAATCGTTGGCAAATTCTAATAAATAGAGAGATAGGAGAAAACAAATGGCATTTAGTATAAATCAATTCCGCTCTCAGATGACAGGAGATGGCGCTCGCCCAAATTTATTTGAGTGTAGCATGCCTTTTCCTGGTTTTTCAGTTCCGGGAGATGCACAACAAAAGTTAACTTTTATGTGTAGAGCAGCACAACTACCTGGTTCAACAATTGGTGTTGTGCCTGTACAGTATTTTGGCCGTGAATTAAAATTTGCTGGTAATAGAACATTTGCAGATTGGTCAATTACTGTTATTAACGATGAAGATTTCGTTGTTCGTAATGCTTTTGAGCGTTGGATGAACGGTATTAATAGTCACCGTTTGAACATTCGTGATCCATTAGGACAAACACCTAGTAGTTACTCTGTTGATTCGGAAGTTATTCAATATGGTAAAAATGGTGACATTTTAAAAACTTATAAATTTTTAGGTGTATTTCCAACTGATGTGTCGGCTATTGATGTTGACTGGAGTGCAAATGATCAAATTGAAGAATTTGTCGTAACTCTATCTTATCAATGGTGGGAAGCAGTTGAAACTGGTGTGGTTTAAATAGTAGAGGCTTCGGCCTCTACCGTTTTTTAAATATAGGATGAATATCTAATGGCTATAAATCTATTCGGGTTTACTCTCGGGAAAAAAGATATTGTTCAGATTGAAAAACCTGAACAAGCTTCTTTTGCTATTCCTACCGAAGCGCTTGATGATGGCGCAGTTACTATCACACAAAATGCCCATTATGGCACATATGTGGATCTGGAAGGTTCTGTTCGTAATGAACTAGAATTAATTACCAGATATCGTGAAATGTCAAATCATCCTGAATGTAGCATGGCAGTTGATGAAATCATTAACGAAGCAATTACTCATGCTAATGATGGTACTGTTGTTGATATTAATATGGATAAACTGAAACAACCAGAATCCATTAAAAAGAAAATACTTGAAGAATTTAAAAACATCCAAAAGATGTTAAACTTTTCAAACTTAGCTGATGATTTGTTTAGGCGTTGGTATATTGACGGTAGAATTTATTACCATGTTATTGTAAATGATAATAATCCTAGAGATGGCATACAAGAATTAAGATATGTTGATCCACGCAAGATTCGTAAAGTGCGTGAAATTAAAAAAGAAAGAGATTCAAAAACTGGAGCTCAAATTGTTAAATCAATTGCTGAATATTATGTTTACAATGATCAAGGCACCACAACACAAACATTTACATCTAATGTAAATCAAGGTTTAAGAATTGCACCTGAGTCTATATTAAATGTTAACTCAGGTTTAATGGATGCAAAGAACACCTTTGTTATTTCATATTTGCATAAAGCTATTAAGCCACTCAATCAATTAAGAATGATTGAAGATGCTGTTGTTATTTACAGAATATCAAGAGCACCAGAACGCCGTATATTTTATATTGATGTAGGTAACTTACCAAAAGGTAAGGCTGAACAATACATGCGGTCAATTATGATACAGTATCGTAATAAATTAGTTTATGATGCTAATACTGGTGAGCTTCGTGATGAGCGAAAGCATATGTCAATGCTTGAAGATTTTTGGTTGCCTCGCCGTGAAGGTGGTAAAGGTACTGAAATTACCACACTCCCTGCTGGTCAAAACTTAGGTCAAATGGAAGATGTATTATATTTCCAAAAGAAACTATTAAATTCATTAAATGTTCCAATTTCAAGATTAGATCCACAAGGTGGTGGAATGATTGGAATTGGCCGTACCACAGAAATTACCCGTGATGAAGTTAAGTTTAGTAAATATATTACTAGGTTGCGTAATAAATTCTCTCGCCTTTTTGATGATGCTCTTAGAGTACAGCTGTCACTTAAAGGTATATGTACTGTTGAAGAATGGGAAGAATTTAAAGAATCAATTTATTATGATTTTAAACAAGACAACAACTTTACCGAGATGCGAGATGCAGAGATTTTGCGTGAGCGTATCAGTACGGCTAGTTTAATTGATCCCTATATTGGTCGTTATTATTCTGCTGCTTGGGTTCGTAAAAATGTTCTTCGTATGACAGAAGAAGAAATTGATTTAATGGAGAAAGAAATTGAAGAAGAAGGAGAACTTGCTACACCAGAAAATGGCCAAGCCCAAGCAGGACAAGAGGGAAATGCCCAAATTCAGCCCGAAGATAACACTCAGGAAAGTAGCGGCCAGGAGTCGTTAACACCACAATTAGATAATGCGGTAAATAAATATGCTTTCAATAAGACTAAATAAGGTATAATAGGAGATATTATGACAACATCAACATTTATTGATCAATTAGCTGCAGGACAATCAGCTGAAGCAAAAGAAACATTGGCAAATTTATTGTCTGCTCATGCTTTTGAATCGTTAGATACTCGTAAACAAGAACTAGCATCAACATTGTTTGGTG